GTAACAGCCTATCAATCTGCTGAGGATTCAGCTTTCAAAAAGGCTCTTAAACAAGTAGAGAAAGCTAATGAGCTTAGAAATATTCCAGAGGCTGAGGGATCAAGTCGTGCACAACGAGTTGTTTCTACTAAAAAGCCAATGAATTATGAAGAAGCGAGAGAGTTAGCTTTTAAAGAGTATCAAATATATGAGTAAAGGATAATAAACATGGCTTTAAGTTATGACAATTTATCAGCGTTAACTCGTGATAAATATATCCCAGTCTTAGTTGATAACATCTTCAACTCTAATGTTCTAACACACAGAATGCTTAGAAAATCCGTAGCTGCTGCTAGTGGTAACAAAGTATTACAACCTCTTGAGTATGGTAAATCAACATCTAGAGGTTTCTATGATGGATATGATATCTTAGATACAACTCCAACAGAAACTTTTACAGATGCATCATACGATTGGGTACAATGCTATGCTACTATATCTATTAGTGGTAAGGAAGAGGCACTCAATGATGGAGCAGAAAGAGTTGTTGACCTAGTTGAGGCTAAAGTAAAGAATGCAGAAAAGTCTTTAAAAGACCTTTTTGGCACTCAGCTTTATTCTGACAACGATGGTTCTTCTACAACAACATCTGGAGCATCATCCAGCGGTTTCTTAGGATTAGATAAAATGATTGATTCTACAGGAACTGTCGGTGGTATAAACAGATCAGACTATAGTTGGTGGTCAGCTCAAGAACAAGCTGCTGGTTCAAGCACATTTAGTGATGTCGCAGCAAGTTCTGGTGCAAACTCTATTGGACGAGAGTTCAGAAAAATGTATGGAGCTTGTGCAATTGATAATGACGTACCTTCAATAATTGTTACTACACAAATTGTTTTTGATGCATATGAAGAATCTTTATCTGCTCAAAAAAGATTTGCTGCTAGTGATGAGGCGTTAGCTGATGCTGGTTTCCAGAATCTTTTGTATAGAGGAACACCTGTTGTTGTTGATGAGCATTGCCCAGCTGGGAAAGCATTTTTCTTAAATGAAAAATACTTAGGTTTTAGACATCACAGAAAAAGAAACTTTTCTTTTGAAGGATTTCAAAAGCCAATAAATCAAGATGCACAAGTCGCTAAGATTCTATGGTTAGGTGCACTTACAATGTCAAATCCAAGAATGATGGGTAAGATCACTGGTCTTCCTACAAGTTATTAATGGAGGTATTGTAATATGGCGTTTACATCAATGGAATCCTGGGTTAATCCACAACCAATTGACGAAACATCAACCACTCAAAAGTTACCAACAGGTACAATAATCAAGGCTAAAGACGATTCTTTAGGTGTAGGTGAATTCATCTACCTTAAGGGTGTTGCTAGTACTGTTGTTGGATCAGTTGTTGCTTTTGACGAGGCAGATGTGACTGCTTTAGCAGCCGCAAACGCTAAAGGTAGAATAGGTGTTGCTATGTCAGCGAATGTTGCCAGTTCTTTTGGCTGGTATCAAATTTCTGGTAAAGCACACGCCAAAGTTCTATCAGGCTTTGCAGACAACGGTTCAGTTTATCTTACTAGCACTGCTGGTAGTATAGACGATGCTGATGTTGCTGGTGATTCAGTAATTGGAGCAGTAGGTAGATCCGCCATTAGTGGTGGGTTGGCTTATCTTGAATTAAATCGTCCGTTTGTGGATGATATAGCTCACGATTAACAAGTAATTAGGTGAAGTAGGTGAGTTAAAAGCACCTTATAAACCTTTAGGATAAGAGGGGGGCATTAGCCTCCCTAAACTCCTAATAATAAAAAGGAATATTATGACAGGTAATGAAATGTTAGACACACTCGCTTTGAGATTGGAAGACCCAACTAGTACAGCGTTTACAGCAGCAGCAAAATTAGATGCACTAAACATTGCACAAAGAGAGGTAGTGAATATCATTCACAATGGTTATTTAACCGATCTTCAAGTTATTGATTCACAATCGGTACACGCTACAAATGCATTTCAAAACAATCAATTAGCAGTGTCAACAGCAAATGTAACTTTTGCATCAGCTGGTATAGCACCTATAAGAAATGGAATTATTGCAATTAAGGTTTACAATTTGGGTTCTAGCGATAGTGGTAGTTACGCTGCAAGTAGCATGGGGTTTGCAAATATGATAGAGCCTAGAGATATCAAAAGATTAGAAAATAGTTATTTAGCTGGAACAGATACTAATCCAGTTGCATATGTATTTCAAGAAACAATTTTTGTAGAAATAGGTACAGCAGTAACCAGTTTAGGTTCTGGTGGAACATCTCACGGAATAGACATCTGGTATTTAAAACAACCAACAGCTATAGCTGCTAATGCTACTGAATGCGAATTAAATATTGCATTGCACACACTGGTGGTTGATCTAGCTGAACATCAACTTTGGAAAATGGATAATAAAGCAGATAGGGGTGCTTTAGCATACAACAATGCAATTTCACAAATTACTGCATTAAATGAAAGGTATGCTACAGAATCACCAAATGGAATTGGAACAACAAGTAGGTATGCATAATGATATGGGAAACATTAATAGACAGAGTTTTAGTGGGGTTCAATTTTGAGGGTAATCAAGGATTTCATCGCACAAGAACTAAAAAGTATTTGGAAGAAGCTGAAGAAGATTTTGCATACCATACTAAATGTTATGAAAAGAATTTTTCACATTTCTTAGATAGTGGAGATGAGTCACTAAAATTACCAAGTGATTTTATTGACATAGTTTCTACAGTAGAATTTGGTGGCAAGATAGTACATCCATTCCAAAGACATGAAATAATTACAAAAAGAAAAACAGATAATAGTTATAGACAGGGATACCCGCAATATTTTGAGATACAAGGGGACGAAATGTCCTTTGTACCCGCACCATCCCAAGGTAAGCTATTAACATTTAGGTATGTAGCCAAACCAACTGTGTTGACTGATTCTTCAACACAATATACAAAAGTTAGGTATGATACCTTAACATCAAGCACACCTTATATAGGTGATAGTTTGTTGTTAAAAAGATATAATTCATCTGATGCTGCATATACAACTGCTGTCACTTGGTCAGCTACAGTAGCAGATGTAGAGATCAATAATTTAACAGGCATTATCACATTAGATACGGAGGCAAATTCATCTAATATGGCTGACAATGATCTAATTGTAACAACAAGTGCAGAAACAGATATGTGGTTAAACCTTAATTCTTCTAATTGGGCAACATTATTGACCAAATGGAATGAACTAGGTTTAGGTTTTAAAGCATTAATCAATGGTAAATCTTTTGCATTTGCAAAAGCTGGGGACGAACCAGTAATACCCAAGTCTTATCACCCAATGTTAATTGATTATGCAAAGGGAATGTACCACTGGGAAAGTGGAAATAATTTAGCACAATCTTACCTATCTAGATATGAAACCAACAAGGAGGCAGCAAGAAGACAATTTGCACATAGAGCATATCATGGGCCAAGACAAGTCGCAGATACTATGGGGAGTTGGAATACTTTATAATGCCTAGATATATTGACATACCAATATTTGGTGGTGGCCTAGTAACCAATGCTGATCTAGAAGATATTCCAAAAGATGCAGCATCTAGTAGTTTAAATGTTGATATTGATGTTCCTGGAAAAATAAAAAAAAGAAAACCAAGACAACAAGCCCATGTTATATCTGGATCACAATTTAGCAGATTTATTAATTGGGTAGCACCTAAAGGTGGTAGTTATTGGATAGGTCATGAAACACAAAATGATAAGATTGAATTAAAAAATTATAATTTTGGTGTAGAGTTTTTAGAGTCTGCTGTAAGTGCTGATGTGTCAACTGTAAAGTTTGTGAACTTTGGAGATGATGTAAGAATAGCAAATGGTATAGAAGAAAAAGCAGACTATGTATCACAAAACACTAGAAGATTCTTTTTTGACTTTTGGAAACCCGCAGTTGCATCTTTAATAGATAGTGGTGCAGACCTTGATGAGTCTGGAAATATTAATGATAGTGTTACTACAATAAATATAGATGGAACTCTCAATGTACAGGTTGGAGATTACATTTTATTGGATTCTGAGGTAATGCTTATTACAGCTATGCCAGATGAGGACACGTTAACTGTAAAAAGAGCACAAATAGGAACATCAGCAGCATCCCACAATGATAATGTACAAATAAATTTTCCTAATACATTTTTTATGGGGAATGCAGAATGTGCTTACCCAGCAACCTGGACATATCAAGATGCATCTAATGAGTCATATGCACATGGCACTAATGCTACAGGATTTTATTATTATAAGTTTGCACCTATTTTTGATGGCAATCAAGAAGCCCCACTTGTAGATGGATTTATTAAATACAATTTAACTACAGCAAATAGACCGATTAAAGTTGGTGTAAAACTTTCAACAAATGATTTTAACAGAAGAATTACAGGGATAAACCTGTACAAATCATATTTATCAACCGATCACACACCTGTATATCAAAAAGCAAAAACAATTTCTGTAAATACTACAAGCGATTCTACAGACTTGTTAAGTGTAAGTGCTGGTAAAATTGGTAATGTGATTTATGATTCTACCGGCTCTTTTACAAGCTCATCTATAGCTGGTAAATGGATAAAGCTACACGCCTCTTCTATCAATCAAGCATATTATGTTGCACAAAGATATGGCAATAATGCGATAAGGGTTAGCAAGAGATATAATACATCTACTAGTGCACTTGATCCTTCTACTTTTGCTGGGATTGCAGAAACAGGATGGGCTGATGCAAATGGATATCAAATATTTGCAGATGATGGTAGCACTAATGCACCAACAGGTAGTGCAACAAGTACGGTGTCAACATCAAAACTATATTATGGATTAAATACTGTATATGATGCAACCTATGCTTTTGACAATGATGAAAAACAAAATTGGATTTCTACAATAAGTAAT